CCCACAGTGTTTTAGCGGTCACGATGATCTGAAGACAGATGAGCGTTGGCCTATCATGGCATATCGTGCGTTCTATGTAGTAGACAAACTACGATTTGCACGATACAACAGAGGGCGAGAAATGCCTTTTTGGATGAAAGGAGAAGTAGCATGAACATATCACATGAAGAACGAATAAAATTACTCAAGGCTCACAATGATTTGAGGGATGTTTTGCAGACTATTCATGACTGCCAAGACATGTTCATATCTGATGTGGGTAAGTTGGAACGTATTCAGTCTGAATTATCAAACATCTTCAAGTTTGTTCGTGGAGAGAACTATTATTCAGATTGGGTGTTTGCAGATTCAACTATAGACCCAGACGGTGAACAACCAGATGTTTGCTGATTTTTGCTGATACAAGAAAATAACAGTTAACCCTTACAGAAAGGAGGCATATCATGCCATTAGATTTTACAAACCAGACTATCTCACAAACCCCTGACCATCTAGTGTTCGATGTGGAGTTTGAGCCAACCAAAGTTACTGACAAGAAGTATGTCATCAACGGCAACACTGGTGACTACATCGGTGTTGTAGGCTCCGGCTTCAACTGCGCTAGTCACGATGAGTTCTTTCAAGGTGTGCAGCACACGATGTTAGAAAACCTGACAGAACAAGAAACCAGAGGTGCTACAGTTCAATGGAAAGACGCACGTAACCATGCTTGGGCATTGATGGATGTAACACTTCCGAATGTCACCGAAACAATTACCACAGATAAGCATGAAACTACTGTGTCGCAACGCATCATCGCTTTGCATGGCATTGATGGCTCATGTTCCAACATGGTGTTCTTCGGTGCTATCGACTTTTTCTGCACAAACGGAATGATCCGTGGTGAGCATGACAAGGTGCGGCGTAAGAACACATCCAACTTTAGCATGAACAGGTTCATCACAGACCTGCACAGTTCCAAGCAAGACTTCTACCAGCAGTCAGCACGACTTCAGGAATGGGCAACCCAGGACCTGACATTTGTAAATGTTAAAGACTTGCTGGACAAGATACTGAAGTCAGAGCGTAAGGCAGAGAAGATGTTTACCCTTTACAATCAAGAGGTTAGCGTCCGTGGTAGGAATGTGTTTGCACTCTACAGTGCCTTCACAAACTATGCCACTTATGCTGATGAGCGTAATGGTTTCAATCTTCGTAACACTGGTCTTGATACACAGGCCACATCAATGTTCCAGCGTGAGCATGAAGTGTCCAAGTGGATTGAATCAAAGCCATTCCAAGATTTGGTGGCAGCATAATGTCAAAGCGACATAAAAGATTCATTTCCAATAATGAGGCGGCAGAGTTAGGTCTGCCCCTCAAAAGGGGGGATGTCAGAGATGATGGATTTATATTCAGGAGATACTACATTTCTGGTATTACAGGAAATGTATGTGAAATATGGCAGTCAAAAGAAGCGAGAGAAAAAGAAAAAGCCAGAAGGAGGGAAGCACAAAAACGAAGAGCAAAAAACAAACCACGTCCAATGGAGTATTTGTCAGCAAAAGAAAGAGATGAACTAGATTTGCCGCTTCGTTTTGGCGATACAAGAGAAGATGGGTTGAGATTTAGGTACTACTACAGGAGAAATGGTCGCGTGTACGAAATGTGGATAAACAAAAATGGTTTTGAAGCTGTGATACAGAGAAAACGAATTACATCTAAAAGAAACAGAGTCCGTAACAAGCAGTATGCTAGTAGGGTAAAACTATTTCTTGGCTGTTTTATATGTGGATACAAAAAACATCCAGATGCACTACATTTTGACCACATAAATCCTCAAGAAAAGGTTCGGGAAATAAGTAAGTTACATACGGGTTCACGAGATACATTAAAAAAAGAGATGAGAAAATGTAGAGTTCTGTGTGCTAACTGCCATGCAGAACATACAGCGAAACAGTTAAAAAATGGAGTAATATGATGAAACTAGAAAAAGTAATCAGCGATTACTATTCTTCGTATGACTATCGCAATTTGCGTGATGAAACGAAGAAGCAGTATGAATACTTTCTTAATGTCATGCTAAATACAAAGGTAGAAGATAAACTTCTTTGCCAGTATGACTGCGATAAACTCACTACTCGTGTAGCCAAGGTTGCGTACAACGAATGGTGTGAGAAAGGTATCTCTATGGCTAATCATGTCATCTCTGCTACCCGCATTGCACTCAATCACGGTGTTCGCATGGAGCTATGCACATTAAACCCCTTCGCAAACGTCCGTAAACGCTCCACAGAGAGGCGTAAGACGGTCTGGCGTAGGGATGATGTGGCAAAGCTGCTAGAGACAGCCTACGGCGATTTTAGCACCCGTAACATCGGTCTTATTGCACACATGGCATACGAGTGGTGTCAGCGTTTAGGTGACATGCGAATGCTCACTTGGGATGCCATCAATTTTAACACAAAAACTGTTCACATAGAACAATCCAAGCGTAAAGCAGAGGTGCATTTGCCCATCGAAGATGATTTGTTTGGTATGTTACAGCAGCAGGAGCAGGACTTTGGCTTTCAACCTTACGTTGCCCCACGTCCTAATCCAATTGGTGGTGAATACAAACCGTACTCACTGCAAAAGTTGCCGTTACATGCTCGCAAGTTAATGCAGCAGGCTGGTTTGCCAGATGAACTACGTCTATCTGACTTACGAAGAACTGGAACAACTGAAATGGTTGAGGCCGGTGTCGGTATTGGACAAATCATGTCGGTAACAGGACATGCTAATCCATCTTCAGTGAAACCTTACATGAAAAATACTCTCACAAGTGCAAATTATGCATTGACGGAGCGAAATAATCATGTTAAAAGCATTACAAGTGCCGCAAAGGAGAGTGTATAACATGTATAATATATATAACACTATAAGTGAATTAGACATACCTAATGGAACTACAAAAAGGATGAACTGTCCTAATTGTGGTGGCTATAAAACATTTACTGTGACCAATAACATGGGCAGTCTTGTGTGGAATTGTTACAAGGCTTCTTGTGCCGCTAAAGGTGGTGAGCGTGTACGATTGTCTGTGGATGATATTCGTGCTGGTTTTACTGGTGCAGAAGAATACGCAGCAGGTACATTTGAAATGCCTAGTTATGTAGTGCCTCGTTCTGGTGGCTTGCACATGGATAGATGGTGCGACACGTGGGGGTTAGATGCCAATGTCCTTGGGTTACATTACGATGTAAAAGAATCTCGTGTTGTATTTCCTGTGGTTCACGATGGTGTTATTGTAGATGCTACAGGTCGTGCATTAGGAAAAAGATTACCTAAATGGAAAAGATATGGAAATAGTGGCTTGCCATACACACATGGTTATGGTAATGTCGCAGTTGTTGTTGAGGACTGTGTGAGTGCCGCCGTTGTTGGTTGCGGTTTCCTTGTCGGGGTTGCTGTGTTAGGAACGTCTCTCGCCGAAACACACAAAAGGTATCTCTCACAGTTCTCAACAGCAGTAATTGCACTAGACCCGGATGCACTTCCGAAGACACTGGAAATGGCAAAGGACTTGAGAGGCTATGTAAATAACGTGAAATTACTGCGACTAAAAGATGATTTGAAATATCGTAATGAGGAAGACTTAACCAACCTTGCCAACATTACTATGAAAGGAGAGTAACTATGGAATTATCACTTATAAGAAGTTTAATGGACAAACCATTCTACGATGACCATCGTGGCGCAAGATGTCCTGATCGTCTGTTCAGCAAAGATGTGCGTAGAATTAAACAAGCCATCGACAGTGCTATGGACAAATATGAACGCACCGTATCACCAGATGAGATTGAGGCATTGTTTATGTCCAACAATCCAACACTGACTACGGCACAGAAGCAAGCCTTCAGCAGTCTGTTCAATCAAATTAAAAAAGAACAGCCAATGGGTGGTGATGTAGCACAAGAAGTGTTGTCTAAACTGTTTCAACAAGTCGTTGGTGAGGATGTTGCTAACATCGGTTTTGATATGGTTACTGGTACATCCAGTAGCCTTGAGAAGCTACGCACATTACTTGAGCAGTATGGTGATGACTTCACGCCTAATCTAAATGTGGAGTGGGATGACATTGACATAGACACACTACTATCACGCAATGACCTAGAAGCACGTTGGACATTCAACATTGCCAGCCTCACTCGCAAAGTCGAGGGTGTTAACGCAGGTCACTTGATTGAGATTGGTGCTAGACCAAACACAGGTAAGACATCTTTTCATGCCAGCTTGATTGCTAGTCCGGGTGGCTTTGCACATCAGGGTGCTAACTGCATTATCCTCTGTAACGAGGAAGGTTATCACCGTGTTGGCGCACGATACCTGACCGCTGCAACAGGCATGACAATGCGGCAGATTAAAGAAAATCCGGGTAAGGCACGAGACTTGTACGCACCTGTAAAGGAACGCATAAAGATTAAGGATGCCACCTCTCGTGATATGAATTGGGTTGAATCAATCTGCAAAACTTACAAGCCAGACATTTTAGTGCTTGACATGGGTGATAAATTTGCTAGAACAGGGGGGTTCGCTCGACAAGATGAAGCATTGAAAGCTAATGCTGTTCACGCTCGTCAGATTGCCAAGCAACATGAGTGTGCTGTCTTCTACATGTCACAGTTAAGTGCAGATGCAGAGGGCAAGGTTCTACTGAACCAAAGCATGATGGAAGGCTCAAGAACTGGTAAGGCAGCAGAAGCAGATTTAATGGTTCTGATTGCAAAGAATCCAGTGGTAGATGGACAGGAAGAAGAAGACACACAACGCCATCTCAATGTAGTCAAAAACAAATTGTCAGGTTGGCACGGCGTAGTGCATTGTGAACTTGACTACAAGACAGCGAGGTATGAAGTATGATGCAATTAGATATGTTTGAAAAAGTTATGGATTCGGATATTGAGTACATTGATTTGAAGGATTCACCTATTTACTTTGGCGACAAAGGTAGACGCAGACAGGACTTGACTGCTTCTTCTGCTTTTCTTTCCTCAATTCCAGAAGGTAAGTATCGTGTTTATCGCACAGGTGGAACACATTCATTACCTATGTATGAAGGTCGTACTGACTTTCCTTTTGTACTAAACACAAAGACAGGTAAGATATTACAACCTACATTTAGTAGAGCAGTATATCCAGCTATATCACTAAATAATGGAAGGTTTACAAAACCAATTTATATACATCGTATATGTGCAATGGCTTTTGTCGGTAATCCTGCTCCAGTAGATAGATATAATGTAGATCACATAAATGAAGATAAATTAGATTATGCTGTAAGTAATTTAAGATGGGTATCTATGTCAGAGAATATGTCAAATATTCACAATAGAGCCAATAAAACAAATAGTGAATATAAATATTATTCAACTAACAATTTTGTATAGGATGGACAATGAAACTAACACTTGATGTAGAGAATACGGTAACACACAGAGGTGGTAAGATGCATCTTGACCCCTTTGAGCCAGAGAATACATTGGTTATGGTGGGCTTACTCACTGACCAAGGGCAGGAAGAACTGATTACCTTTGATCACAGTGAGCGTCCAGCAATGGCTGGTGCTGACACCATACTGCAAGATTATCTTGACCAAGCGACTGTGCTTATTATGCACAATGCTGCGCATGACTTGTTGTGGCTTTGGGAATCCGGCTTTAAATATGACGGGCCTGTGTTCGACACAATGCTGGCAGAGTATGTGCTACAGCGTGGACAGAAAGAACCACTGTCACTAGAAGCATGTGCTGAACGCTATGAGTTAGATACAAAGAAGCAGGACACATTAAAGGAGTACTTCAAGAAGGGATACAGCACTCGTGACATACCACATGCAGAATTGTCAGAGTATCTGTCTGCTGACTTACATGCTACGCAGCAACTGTCTGACAGATTAATGTATCGCCTAAATACACCTGCAGATAGTGGTTTGATGGCAACAGTTGACCTGACTAATCAGGTAGCAGTATGTCTTGCTAGAATATATCAGAGAGGTTTCTCTGTAGACAAAAACAAACTTGAAGAGGTGAAGCACGAGTTTGAGCAAGAAAAAATTGAGTTGCTAGATAGTTTACAAAAGCATGTTCGTAAACTCATGGGTGACACACCAATCAATCTGAATAGTCCAGAACAATTATCTTGGGTTATTTATGGTCGTAGGGTTCTCGACAAAATATACTGGGCAACAGCAATTGATCCGTATATGAAAGATGCAGAGTTTCGTAGCCTTGTATCGGGTGGAACAGAAAGGTTGAAGAAAACTAAAGCAGAACAATGTGGTGAATGCACAGGAACTGGATACATTCGTAAAATGAAAAAGGATGGAACACCGTATTCAAAGCCTAATAGGTGTCCTTCATGTGACACTAGCGGCTATAAGTTTGTAAGCACCAACGAAGCTGCTGGTATTGGCTTTAAACCACCATCAGCTAAATGGGCAAGTGCAGGTGGATTCACTACCAGTAAACAGAACCTAGAGATACTTGAAGGTGCTGCTAGGTCGAAAGGCATGGACGATGCTGTAGAGTTCTTGTCAAAGGTGCGCAGACTATCTGCCGTTGACACATACTTATCATCATTTGTTGAAGGCATAAATCTACACACAAAATCTGATGGCAAGCTACATGTACGCTTGTTACAGCATCGCACAGCAACTGGTCGTTTTTCCGGGGCTGATCCTAACATGCAGAACATGCCACGTGGCGGCACGTTTCCTGTAAAGAAAGTATTTGTGTCACGATTTGAAGGTGGTAAGATACTTGAGGCTGATATGGCGCAGCTAGAGTTTCGTACTGCCGCATTTTTATCACAGGATGGAGTAGCAATTGAAGAAGTATCTACTGGATTTGATGTACACTCATATACCGCTGAAGTTATTAGTACCGCTGGTCAACCTACGGATAGGCAGACTGCGAAAGCGCATACATTCGCACCGTTATACGGAGCAACAGGCTTTGGAAGAACACCAGCAGAAGCAGAGTACTACACCCACTTCAACGAGAAGTACACAGGCATCGCAGCTTGGCATTCCCGATTGGCTAAAGAGGCTATAGAAACACAGAAAATACGTACACCAAGTGGCCGGGAATTTGCCTTCCCAAATGTCTCAAGAAAAGCAAATGGTAGGATCACAAACTTTACACAGATTAAGAACTATCCAGTGCAATCCTTTGCAACTGCAGACATAGTTCCATTAGCTTTATTACACATTGAAAAACTACTTGACGGTATGCAATCTTGTGTGGTAAACAGTGTTCACGATAGCATTGTGATTGACGTTCATCCAAATGAAGAACAACAAGTTATCGCATTGATAAATAAGACTAATGATGAATTACCAAACTTAATTACGTTACGATGGGGAATTGTATTTAATGTTCCATTGCTACTTGAATCAAAAATAGGAGAAAACTGGCTTGACACGAAAGACGTATCCTGATATAACTATGAAACTTTTTGCAGAAAAGAAAGGAGAATTTAAACATGACACAACTTACAACAATTGATACTAATAACTTTGCTATGATGGCAAAGGCTATGGGTATTGCAGGCGAGGCAGAGACAGGATCAAAGTCTAGTTCACTGGCAAGGCTGCGCATTAACCACACACCTATTATGGGTACTACTGAATTGAATGGCAAATCAGTCAACATGGAAGTAGTAAACGGTGGTACATATCGTTTGGACATTCCTGATGGACCAAATTATTATGCTAACTCAATTATCATTCGTCCATATATGCAACGCTTTATGTACAAGCGTTTTGTAAAAGGCAATGATAAATCGCCTAACAAATTTATTAAGACGATTATGGCTGATAACCTTAACATCGACTTAAAAGATAATGAGGGTGGTTTTAATTGTGGTAAACCTGCGGGTTACATCAAAGACTTCAAAGCACTTCCAGAAAAAATGCAGGAGCTTCTAAAACAAATCAAGCGTGTGCGTGTTGTTTTTGGAACAGTCGAGATGAAAGACCCAATGGATGATTCTGGTAATCCAGTCACTATTGAAGAAGTACCATTCATATGGGAAATCGACAATCGTGATGCTTTTAAGCTGGTAGGTGAAAGTTTTACAAAACTTGCCAAGTTGAAACGCTTACCTGTTCAGCATCTAATCA